CATTAGGTATGAGCTTTGACTTTAAACTGCTCAGCAATCCGCTGGACAGAAATGCCAAAGGCAGAGAGCTGCCTATAGGAACAAAGTTGACGCTTTTCAGCGATGGAGAGCAGATATTTAGCGGGATAGTAGTTAGCTATGAACGCAGCAGTCTTTCCGAATACACTTACAAAGCCTATGATTATGGCTTTTATCTGAATAAGTCTGAAGCTATTATCCAATTTAATGATATTAGCGCCAGCGCTGCCATTCAAAAACTCTGCAGTGAAAATGATATTCCGGTGGGAGTTGTTGCCGATATCCCTACGAACGTAAGAAAAATCTACAATGGTGATAAGATTTCCGACATCATAAGAGATTTGATTACTATGGGCGAAAATGAGACAGGTAAGAAATATCGGTTGGAAGTTCGCGAAAATAAGCTGTTCATAGAAGAATATGCAGATTTGATTGTAGATGCGTATTATCAGCCTGCTGCCGGTAGCGGATTCAATCCTGCAGATGTTCTAGGCTCTTTTCGGTCAACTTATTCCATCGAGGAGATGGCCACGCGAGTTCTTATAGCATCGAGCTGTGAAAAGAACACTACCATTCGCGCTACAGCTGAGGACAGCGAAGCAGTTGCAAAATATGGATTGCTGACAAGAGTGGAAAAGATAGACGATAAGAACAATTCGCAGGCTATGAACATAGCTAAGAAGAAGCTGAAAGAGCTGAACAAGATTAAGCGCTCATTCAAAATCACTCTGTTCGGAGATGATGCAGTGCGATCAGGACGAATTCTCGTATTCAATCAGCCGGATATCAATCTTGTAGGCGCGTTTCTGGTCAGAAATTGCGTACACAGATATGACGGCTTCAATCATATCATGGAGCTGGAGCTGGAGGTGTAGCTGATGGAGAATTGGGAATATAAATTGGCAGAGCTTTTCAAGGATAGGGATAACCCGAAGCCTCTGGGAGCCTGTATAGGTAAAGTCGAAAGCCTTGCACCGGTAATCATCAGCATCCAAGACGGCAAGTTCATGCTGCAGGCAGAGCAGATTTATATCTGCAATCAGATTCTGGAGCGTGAAACAACCTTCCGTGATTACGTTGCCAATCAAAGCCAAAGCGGCAAAATCTCGGTATCCTGCACGCATGGCGGTGGTTCGTACTCTGCGAATGGCGATATTGAGGCAAGCGGCAGGGTGCATTTGAATGAAGTGTGGAAGGTTGGGGATTATGTTATGGTTGTTCCAGACCAAAGCGAACAGCACTTCTTTATTGTCGATATACTGAGAGGGGTGAGCTGATGTTTCCTAGTGATGTTGGTTTTGATGTTTCGCTGCAGGCCGATACGTCGGATGATAGGCAACGGCAAGGCACGATTGGCCGTAGCATTGCTTTTGATTACGAGAAAAATGAATTCGTTGTTAATGAGGGCAAGCTAGTTGAGCCGGGCAAGATTGATGCAATCAAACAATGGATTGAACTGTACATCCGGACTGAAATCAGTAAATATGCGATATACACAGAATCATTTGGAGTCGATACCAGAGGTCTTTTGGGGTACAGGTTACCAAGAGGATATCAGGTGGCTGAAATTATGCGGCGTATCAACGAAGGTATACTGACGCAGTGTCCTGATGTTGTATCTGTCAGCAACTGGGATTTTGATAAGGGAACGTTTTCCTTCACGGTTAAGACGAACACGGGAGAGGAGGTAGTTATCAATGGCGAGTGAGTTAAAATCGACAACTACAGATAAAATCCATAAAGAGCTTTTAGGACAAGTGTCTGACACATATCAGAAAACCGAGGGCTTCCCTACATGGGATATCTTAAAAGCTGCGGCGTTCGGAATCAAGCGTGTGTGGGACAAGGTGTTCATGATTGACTATCTGCAGGATGTAGATAATTTGACAGGTACTGATTTGGAACGCTTCGTTTACCAACGAAAAGGCCTGAAGCGCAAAGAAGCTACACACGCTGTAGGTTTTGTCAATATTGTGATAGGTGAAGGCGTTGTTAGAGAAGGCGATGTGTTCTCTACCTCCGGCGGTGTAGAATTTACAGCTACAGAGACGAAGGCTGTCAGAGAAGGTGATAAAGTCGCTGTACAGGCTATCAATGCCGGACTTGTTGGCAATGTGGCTGCGGAAACTATTGTAGAAATGCCTGTAACTATCCAAGGTATCGCAAAAATTACAAATGATATCCCTAGCGCTGACGGTTATGATCCAGAAGATGATGATAGCCTGCGAGATAGATACTATGAGATGCTGAGAGAGCCTGCTACCAGCGGAAATGTTGCGCATTACAGACGTTGGGCGCGTGAAGTTGAAGGCGTTGGCGACTGCAAAGTATTTCCGCTGTGGCAAGGTGACAACACTGTACAAGTTGTCATAGTTGATGATAATGGGTTGTCACCGACCGCGGAAACGGTGAAACGCTGTCAGGATTATATTGATCCGGATAGTGCCGGCACCGGTATGGGTGAAGCTCCTATAGGGGCGCACTGTACTGTAGCCGCGGCTACAGTACTAAACATCGATGTGTCAGCAACGCTTGTACTTGACAACAACGTAGCGCTTGAAAATATAAAAGCTAGCGCAAGCGCTGCTATAAAAAAATACCTTGCAAGCGTTGCCCTGAATGCAGAATATGTATCAATGGCAAAGGTCGGCAACATTATTATCAGTACCGAGGGTGTTGCTGATTACCATAGCTTGAAGCTAAACGGTAATGCAGACAGAGTACCTGTACCGGCAAAAAGTGTTGCAGTGCTCAGGAGCGTGACTCTAAATGTTTAAGAGTAAAGAATACTGCATTAAGACACTGCATCAGTTATATAGGGCTGATAAGTGGATAAATGAACTGTTTGCCAGTGTAGGCCTTAGCCTGGATAATTTGGCAGCAACTGTCGACGAAATATACAATAATAACTTTTTTGATACAGCTAATGAAACGGCTATCAAGCATTATGAGTATGAACTTGGCATTGCTCCAAAATCAGGGCAGACGTTAGAAGACCGTAGAGCTGCCATACGCGCGCGTTGGATTGGAACCAGCAAAGTGGATATAGTGCTGCTGCAGGAATTAGCGAACAGCTGGAGGAATGGTGCAACCTTAATTGAATTCGTTGCAGGAAAGATACACGTAAAGTTTATCTCTCCGATTGGTGCTCCGAGAGATTTAGATGCACTCAAAGCAGTATTTGAAGATACTAAACCTGCTCATTTGGCTATTTATTATACATTTATGTGGTTGAACTGGGGGCAGGCTAAGCAGGTTGGCTCATGGCGACAACATAAAACTAATGGCTCTTGGCTTAAGTTGAAGCAAATAAATTCTTGAGGAGGTTATCATGGGAAATTTCGATGGACTCCCTAAAACAACATATATAAAGTTGAATAAGCCTGGTTATGATAACGCAGCTGATATCGAGGCTTTAAACGAAAATGCAGACATTATTGATGCTTTACTACAGCGGCTGCTGCTTAGTACAGACAATATCAAAAAAACTTATGCGCGCACTGTTAATGGTAATGGTGTTAACAGTAATGGTGAGGTTACGGTTGATGTTGGCGTAAAAAAAGTTAATGGTGTTAGCCCTGATAGTGGCGGCAATGTTAAGGTTGAAGAATATACACACCCTGCTAGCGGTGTTACTGCCGGCACGTATGACCGTGTTACAGTAAACGCTCAAGGTCATATTATTAGTGGAAGCAAAGCAAAAGCATTTATTTCAGCATCATATACTTCTGGCACATCATGGTACAGAAAGTGGTCTGATGGCTGGATTGAGCAGGGCGGCAAGGGTGTTGCAAGCGGTTATTCGTCGCGCTCTCAGACCAATAATCTTTTTCTGCCGTTCTCTAACACGAATTACACTATCGTCTGTACAAAGTTAGATAGTGATACATCGGCTGCTATTACGGTTGTGCAAAAAACTACAACTACATTCAACATGAGCTGTCATGGCCAAGGCGGTAGCGGTTTTAGCGCAACATCTGATATTGAATGGTATGCATGTGGTTATTAAGGCGGTGATGTAATGATTGGTACCAAGATTAGCAAAAGCGATTTTGATGGTGGATTATATGCTGAATGTGCTGTTTGGTGTAACGCCAATAATGCAACTATTGAGGACAAAGGAGATTATTATGAGTGCGTTTCCGTTCCGCCACTTAGCATCGAAGAATTAAAGGAATGCAAAATTGACGAATTAAAAGCTGCGCGTGACGCAGAAGAAGTGCAGCCGATAGAATATGGTGATCATGTTTATGATTATGACAGCAAGGCCCGGGATAGAATGGCCGTTGCTATTATTGCGCTGGAATCAATGGGAGCAGATGCAACAATTGATTGGACTACGGCAGACAATGAGGATGCGGTAGTAACTGCTAAGGACC